TAACCCCTACATATGCAGTATTACCAGCGCCGCCGATCTGAGATGACACTGTGCGATTTAGAAATGAGTAAATGCCTCGATTGGCAACGCCTAAACTCGTCAATGGCGGATCATACAAAACAGTGCCACCAAGCTTAACCTTAAAGTTGCGGTTTGCGGCACTGTTTACGTACGTTTGTGATACGTCAATGGATACCTTACTCGTTGCGCGCAATCTTGGCAATGTTATGGTGTGCGTTACCAGATCAATCCCTGATGTTACGATTGCGATTGTTGGAGTTCCAAACCCAGCATCATATGGCGTATCTATTTGTATCGTAGTTCCGGTAGTATCAACCGCGATTGCAGTTATCTTGTGCAGTCCTACAGTCCACCCAGTGCCAGCAGATACATATATGTAGCAATCTCCGGCTGTTATACATGCCGCTGTAGTTAGCCCGTGAGCCCCAGCGCTGGTAAGCAAAGTGTCAGCCCCAGACGCTGCTGAGCTTGGTGTGGCTGAAGTAAATGTACTCGCCGGACTAACAACGGCCACCCTAGTATTATTACGGTAAATTACTGAGTTTTGCGCCGGTATCCATCCAGTCCCATCACTCCTCATATCGCATCCTTCCGGCCCTAGGTCTGCTTGGTAGGCACGACCATTTTTGAACGTTGATGCTGAAGGCAAATTAGCGGAAGTGGCGCAATAGATAGGTGGAGACCGCAGAACTCTCTTATACCCAGTTGCATTAGCTGGAGCAATCCACCAAAGAGAGCCGCATAAATCTGATGCATCTCGCGTTGAATGCCTGTCAGACACTACAACATGCCTAGCTGTAGTCAAGTCAAAATCACCTGCTGTAAACTGCACGTAAGTGACTGTCTCGTAATCTATTCTAGTGCCCGCAACATTCAGCCCGTTAGTAGAGCTATACTGCACCAATCCAAGCCAACCACGGTTTTCAAAAAACTTCCCAATCCAATCAGGAACATTCATAATTTTCTCCAGCGCTTCGCAGCGTTAGGTTTATCTTTTTACAGCTTTACTTTTTCGTTTGTATTTGAGTTCACATCTTCAAGCAACTTAATTACCTGCTTAATCTGGTCATCAGCCTTTGTCCCGTCAGGTGTTAACTGCTCAACAGATTTTAAGATTGCTATAACTTGAGGTAACGCTGCCCATATTAATTTAATGTATTTCCAGAGTTTCATGGTTGCTCCTTAAAAAAACCAGTGGTAAATGATAGTTGCAGCTGCGGCTGTAGTTGTTACCCAAACAGCTAAATTTTTAACTGTGTCTGCTGTTGTGTAACCGTCTTTCATGCGTTTAAGAAACGGCAAAAACTCTGTTAAAACTACTGTTAATTCGTTAACAGACTTCGCTATTAAAATATTTGTTTCAGAGTTGTTGTTAATTGCGTCATCGTGCCGCTTTTGCTGCTCTTTGTGTTTTTCATGTAACAAATCACACAAAGCTTTGTGCTCTTCTAAATGATGCAGCCTTTCATTATGTTTCTCTAATATCATTTTCGTTTCCATTTGAAATTTCTGCCCAAACATGACAATAGCCCTATATAAATTATTGATTATTAATTACTTTTTTAGTCTATCGACTTATTATATTAAACTGGATATGTTGCCGTTAACCCTGACGCTATGGTTACCAGTTTTTCTGGCCGCAGAAAGTTATCAATGCCATTAGCAAAACTCGATGATCCACTAGCATTCGTCACCCTTTTGCATAACCACTGAGCTTTCCCGTCTGTTGTTGTGGCATTGCTGTTCAAACTTTTGTAAATATAAGTATATGTAGCGCTTGTTGTGTTGTCGATTTGTGTTGTCACACCATCATCAAATCTATATCCGTCCATTTTGCCTCCTTATTGATTAGCTGTTGATCCTAAATATGCGCCGGTTAGTCCGCCTGATGTTGCCAGTATTCTTTGCACCTCTGGTGACAGATCAACAATACCCTTAGTTAAATATCTTTGCATTGGTTGTGATAAGTAAGCTCTACCGTATAAATTAGCCAATCCAGTAATTGGCAATCCAGTAATTGGGTTTCCGAACATCATGTTATACATAGCGGCCCGTTCTGGAGTTCCAGAGTTTGGAACCGCTGTTTTAAATGTTTGCGAATATCTACCAATATCATTTAATGGTGAATTTATTGAGCCAGCTTTGTACAGATCAGGATTAAATTTAGCAAGGGCGTTATTGACTAAATGCGGTTTAACGTTACCAGCCTCAATTGTGTTTCCTTTTGTTAATGTTTTTAAATGCGCGTATTGTTTTCTTAATACATCCAGAGCCACTTGATCATCTTTTGATAAACTGTTTCTAGCAGCATCATCCAAAGAATTGCGAATTGATTTCAATGATTTTCCAAGTACACTGTTGCCAGCCCTGTAAGCGTCATCAGCGCCCATTGTTAACTCTGTTCTTATGAGTTGATAAACATCAGGCGGAATTGATTTCATTACTAAAAGTTCTTTGCTTTTGTTAACAACATCATCAACCTTAGCGTTTCTGTATGGACCAAGTTTCAGGTTACTTGCCTCAATTTTTTGAACAGACTTTAAGAAATCATCACCCAAATTAATGGTGGTTTTACTGTAAATATCATTAAACCCGTCAGATATGCGCTGAGAAGCTTTTGCGATAATATCTTCTGACAATGTGTCAGTTGACTCTCCGATTGACTTAGCAGCCGCCTTGTTGAGTGCTTTTTGCTTCAAATCCTTGACCACATCAAACATTCCGGCACTGCCAGGGGTTCTCTCCAAAACTGACTCAACTTGCCGTAATGCGAGGCTTCCAGTCCTTTCACCTGGCAACAATGGCACGCCTAAGTTATCAGCAGCAGAAACTCCAGTTTGTCTGCCGGCATCCTGCAACCTTGGAACTGGCCTAAATAGATGCGATATGCCACGACCTATGGCATTGCCAGCAATTCCGCCCAAGGCCCCAAGTGCTGCGCCCTCCGTCTTCTGATTTTCATCAGCATTTAGCATTCCAAGTCCGCCTCCTATAACAGCAGACCCAGTGTAAGTGCCAGATCCCGGCAGCATAAGGGACGCTAAAATATTTCCAGTAAGCCTTCCGCCATCAAACCCAACATCTTCTCCGCCACGCCAATTTTGTTTGTAATCAAATTCAGCGGACTTATTTATTCCTCTAACTCTATCAAGTTCTTTTTTTGTAAAAGAATCCATAGAAGTGCCGCTTGGTGAAATTGCATTAAGCCCTGATAGCAATAATTCAGCACCAGCATCAGGTATGTCCCTAATTCCCCTAATAATTCCACCAACAGGTGAGTTTAGCAATCTTTTTGCTAAAGCCGCATTTTTTGACAATGGCTCTTTGTTCTGCGCGGTTTCTTTGTATGGGTCTGATTGTGTAGACGCGCCTTGCTGTGATAGCCTTTCTTGTATCTTCGCTATTACTTGCTCGCGCGTAGCACCTTCAGGCCCGTCTATAGAATATTCTTTGCCATCGGGGCCGGTTATTCTGTATGTTTTCATTTCAAATCACCCCATCCGTCAGTATTTCCAGGAATATTTGAGCGCAACCCAGATTTCCTTAAGTCTTCAGTATTTACTACACCATCAGGGCCAGCAAGTTTATACATTCTTTCAAGCTCATCAACAGCAGACAGTCTTATAGATACAGGAAGACTCGCGTCTCCGATATTACCGGCCATTGCTTGGTAATATTCTCTATCAGCATCAGACTGCGGGCCTTCGAACCTTGGCATGTTACCCGCTAGTGTTGCGGCTCTCATCTTTAATTTTTGAGCCACCTTCGCTGAATCCATAGCAACACCAACAGTGCCTAGCGCAAAATCTCTTACAACACCTAGGCCGCTACTTGTTGATTGTTTAATTAAATCTCTAGTGTCAGATCCAAGGATATCTTGTACTTTGCTACTCAATTTTGTTTTTTCAGCCTGGCTGCCTTTGGGCGGAGAAAAATATGGGGTTTCAGTTATTTGTGGAGTCGATTCGCCAGGTTTTGGAGGCGATATAAACATTCCGTCGCGATACTGTGGCATAAATGCTTTATACTGATTCAGTGCAGCATTTTGCTGTGCCAGTGAATGACTAGCTCCAAAATGCCTTTCAGCTTGAGATAACCTTGCTGACTCACCTGGTGACATACCTTGAGCATAACTGGTAACCGGCTTGCCTGTGTACGGATCAAGCGCAACAGTCTGATTACCCAAGTTCTGGAATGTTAACTTCTCAGATATTGGCGCAACAGCATCACCAACTTCACCAGTATTAAAACCTGGACGGTAGACTGGTTTGCCTGACTCATCAGTAGTTTTAAGGAACTGCTTGACTTGCCGCGCCTTCGATAAATCAATGCCCATTTTCATTGCTTCAGGATATGGCGATGACATCAAAGCCTTGCTTAATGAAGCCGGATCATTACCATGTTTCGCTGTTAATTCTTGTAAATAATTTTCAAGCTGCAATTGTCTCAATAATTTACGCTGATTCATTTCCTGCGTAGCTTGTGCGCTCTTCATTTGATTGGCAGCGGCATAAGCACCCAAGCCGCTCGCTATGCCGCCCATCATGCCGCCTCGCGGATCAAGGAAACCAGCAGATGCCGCTAATAGTCCGATTGTTTTTGGATCAATATTCATATTAGAACCTCAGCATAGGGTAAGAAGATGCGCCGCTAAACATGGGCTGTCCGCCGCTCATCATGTTCATCATGCCAGGACTTGCAGACGACGCGCCGCGGCTAAATAGGTTGCCGAGTCCGCCACTCATGCCACCGAATCCGCTTGCAATTCCGGCAATGCCCAATCCAGCACCTAAAATGCTTGGTACAATTCCAGGTTGTTGCGTTTGCGTACCTTTGGATGTTCCACCAAGTTGCGCTCCAGGGAATGCAACAGATTGATATCTACCGAGGTTTGTCCAATCCATGTCTTGCGGAATACCTAATGCGGCCATTGCACGGCCAAAAGTATCATCTTGCATAGCATTATTTTGCGCTTGTATTTGATTCCCTGAAGATAGCGTATCAATCGTGCTATTCAGGAAATTTAATCCTTGCATTCTATTGTTAAGGTTTGTTTGATTCTGTCCGATCTGTTGCTGATTGTTTTGCAAGCCTAGATTGGCATTCCCGAACCCTAGATTGAACGCTTGATTATTTAATGAATCAGCAGCGCCAGCCATTCTGTTTTGAGCATTCTCATAAGCGCCGCCATAAAGATTTGTTAGTGCCGGAGCCAAATCCTCATTAAGCCGCGATGCCGCCAACCCTTCGGCTATGCCTTGCCGCGATCCTCCATACTGTCCTGACAGGATCGCATCAGAGCGAATGCCTGGCATTACGTTTTCCATAGTATTGCGGGTTAGTCGTCTGGTTAATGATCCAGCGATGGAGTCAAGATATGGGTTGTCCGGCCTTCCTGATAGCAATTGTTGCATCGACTTGGTGGGGTCTAAAGCTCCTAATGACTCACGCGCAACGCGCATGTTCACGGGATCAACAGGCCCGAAATTTGTATCGTATTGCCCCTCATTAATACCTTGTCCAGTGTTAAGCAAATACCCGGCTATCTCGTTTGCCCTACCTTGCAATGGTGATGTACCTTGCCTACCTTGCAGCGTATTAAGGTAATTATCCAGCACGTTACCCATTTCAGGCGTAAAACCGCCTTCTTGGTACAATCTCGCTGAATCAGGCATAACGCCAGGTATGCCTTTCTCTTCATCGCCCAAAAGATACGGCATGGCCTCCGACCAAGGCGCGAAGCTGTTTTTAGTTTTTGTTTTGCTACCGAATAACGAGCCGCCCATTATTTCACCTCAAAACAGTAATGGTTATTAAGCGTATTGAATCCTAACCCGGTTAAATACTTCTTGCCTAATCCTTGTCTAGCACAGGCATCAATCCATTTATAGTTATTTTTTTCAGCATACTTGATAAATTCTTTGTGTAGATGATCGTCCCATTCATGCATATTTTCACCGCTCAAAAGATACACAAGTAAACTTTTACCAAGTGGATATTCAATATCTTGTGTCACAGCCACGCCTTTTATGATATTATCTCCGCTCACAATCCAGCACTTAAGTTCGCCGGTTAATAAATCAGTATAAAGTGATTGGATTGGGTAACGCTCATTCCATCGTGACTTTTCAAGTCCGACAATGAGCAATTGCTTTATATGCTGCCAGAATGCTGGCATATCTTCTTTGTCTAATGTGATTACATTAACCAAGTTTGTTCCATGCTCCACTGTGGTAACCATAAAACCCTGCGCCGCTTCCTGGGTTCCAGTTTGTGCCATCAGCCAAGCGTATATCACCAGTTCTAGGCTTTGTCGGCGCTACGTGTGTTTCATCCAAGTGACCAGCAATCAATGCATTAATCGCGTTCTGTATTTTTATTGACTCATCCATCCAGAATCTTGTAAAATCTCTAGGATCGCTTGGAGGTGTGCCGGGATTGTAGAATATTGTGTTTGTGTTGTATGATCTCATCTACCATTCCCCTATCGTTTCGAGTTCGATGTCATAGCTATCTAGCCGCCAATTATACGCCGTTCCGGTGCTAAATTTTATTGCAATATATCTGCCAGCAACCAGGCAATTATTGCGAATAGTTGAACCTATTGTATGGGTCATTGTTGTGTAAGTTGGTTCTGTGTAAGGATCATCTTGACTGCCAACTTGAATTGTGACTGTTTGCCCGGTATTGCCGACTATCCTTGGTCTAATGCCACGTATTAATTTAACTTTATCTGGCACATTAAACGACAATCCACGCCGTTCAACAAAAGAGCTTGGCAACGACCCATCCAGTCCACTACTAGCATCAAGCATGTATAGCTTCTGAGCATTAGACCCCATCAATACGCGCGCAACATTTGGCACCGCATCAGGGGTGTCCCAAAATGACAGATCGGAATCCCACGGATCAGAATCACTCGCCCAAGTGCCGGTAAGTGTGTTATCAACTTGTCCGAAATTAGCGTGATGCACATTAGGTAATGATCGAATACTGACAGTTTTATCTTTGTAGTTATATACTACGGCTGTATCTGGATAATCAGCGCCGACAGATGCAAAGCAAATGAATACTTCATTGAAAAATGGATTCTTAAACACAAAACTGCGGTAAGACTCATCAACATCCATGTGTTGAAACATCCATCGACGCGTCTGTTTATCAAGTATCGAGTTAGCTTGGAATCCATCATGAATCACAATGTCGTTAGTCGTAAGCACAACATGGAATCCGTCTATCTCAACGATACAATTGCGATTCATTGCGCCAGATGTCCCTAACACCTTGCTGCTTCTGAATACAAATTGTCCGCCAGTGTAATCAAGTCGCCACACTGATGATTCTTTATAAACAACAAACGAATCACGCAACTGAAGTCCATCGACTATATGGTCGTAACCTTCAGCCAAATCGAACTTGCCAGCATCTTTTGTTGCGTCAGTTACATCCCAAGACGAAGGAACCGATCCAGGATCAGCAGGATGTGACCACCGTATCAAATATGGATAGTTAACGCTAGTATCAGTTATATTGAGAGCAATCAGAAAGTTCTTGTATGTTCTCAATGACTTACAATATACGTTAGCTGGCCAATTACTGAGCGCAGTAAAATTGTTCGCCGTGTTCAAGTCCCATTGCTGCGGAGGGTCTGTTGTGTTACCAGGGTTTAGAATCGGTATGCCGCCCAGTACCGTAGATGTCCAACTATTAGCAGTTGCTGAATAATCAACATCATTTCCAGCCGTTTGCCGTGTCAGGTTTGTATGCACAGCAGCGCCACCTGATATTGTTGTGCAGTAAATCTTTGCTAGTGATGCGTAAATCCAATATCTCGCAGTTCCGATATTGACTGGTAAAACATGATATGGAATCACTGAAGCAGAATCATAAACCTCATTATAACCATAAGCCTGATGGACGTAGCCATCCAGAAATCTTATGTTACTTGCGTCCGTCCATGCATTAATCGGCAGTTCGTGCACGGATAAATCCTGCACAACACCAACCGAGCCGCAATTTGGAACATTTACGATCATGGCAACCACATATCCTGAATTTCCTCGCGCAATTCTAATATATCGTGCGGCATCGCACCTATATCAGAAAAATCCATTTTTACAGACTCGCCTTTTTCTAACTTTGCCTTTCTTACATAATATTCAGCCCATACCGAATCTGACCATTTAGCGCACGCCTTGGCTTTGGGTTTGTTCGCATTAACACCAGCAGACAATATGGACAATCCAACGCCATTGATATAACGATAAATATACCGATCCGCTGCATTCCATAAATCCGCTATACTGTTTTGTAGTTTCCTGCTTTGCGCGTCTGCTTGGGTTTGCTCAACTACAGCAACTTCGGCAGGATTCATAAGCACATTGCCTTTATCGGTAGCTTTATACATTACACAGCCCTCACGCCATACAATTTAAAATCACCAATCACAATATTCCCAGAGCTTGGTAAAAATCTAATTTCAGTTAAAGCGCCAACAGCTTCTCCGCATACGGCGTGCCCGTTGCAGAATCTTGATATAGATGTTCCGCCGTCACCATTTTGCAGTATTCCAGTCCAGTAAGCCTTTTTCTGGCGCGCCGTGCTCGCACAATCATTTAAAAATATCGTGATATCACACCCGGCTTTTGTATTATCTATGCCAAAATCGTCGGCGATAGTGATAGATGACGTTGAACTTATTTGCAAACCAGAGTACGTGGCTGCTCCGCTATCTGATTTTCCTAGATGCCCAAAATACATTGATGTTCGTAGCGTTCCACCAACCTTCATTTGCATCAATAGATCAGCATTTGTTACGCTCAGGCGCACACCACTTAATTGGATGATATAAGAATCAAAAGTTGCATTATCAAATCCGGTCACGTCAACCGTAGCCGATGCCGAAGCCGTTACAGTTTGCAACCATTCAGTGCCGGGAGTCGTCCAGACAATATTTCTGTTTCTTGCTGTTATTGTTCTGGTCGTAGCCGTTGTAATGCCGCTCAAATCCAATGCAGCTCGTTTCGTGGTATCGCTTGGATCTGTAAACGTGAACGCAGTATTGTTTATAATTATAGTTTTTGTTGTGCCAGTTGTTAATCCTGACAAGTCAAATAGCAGATTCTTTGTGTCGTCAGTTCCATCGGCGAACCCGGTTACAGTGGCATTAATTCTATCAGTCCAGACACCGCTTGCACCGTCAGAACTAATCAATTCACCATTATGAGATGCAGGGTCAGGCAAATTACCGGCAGCCATGACAACCGCATCAACATAATTCCTCGTAGCTGGAGCAGAACCACTCGCCGGTGTCGGTACTGTTATCGTCGCGCCCGTAAAATCATGCGTTCCACTGTAAGTATCACCGGACACAAAAGCTTTATCATTAGCACTGAGCAGATAAAAGTCAGTGCCATCGTAATAAACAAAACAGATAGAACCGTTAGTAATATCACCAGAAGCAACCGCGCCGCCGTCAACATCTTTTAATGTCTTGGCTGTGAGTGAATTAATCTTAAGCGTACTCGCGCCGCTGTTTGTGTGCGTTGCCTTGAACACAAGCAAACAAGTGGTATACGCAGCCGGTGCAGGGGAAACAGTAACAACGTAATCATTAACGGTTGCTCCTTGTGCTTCAGTGCCGGTTATTAGGATCAATCCTGACCAACCCGCAAATGAGTTAAGTAAACAATCCTTAATCATCCGGATGTGATCATCACCTTGGCTTTTAGCGTCTGTCGCTGTAGGGTTTGTGTCAACTAGCGACGGTACAAGTGTTGCTGTTTCTAGTGCCATTTAGTCACCATTTGATAATATGTTTAATTCTGGATAGCCAAGTATTGAACTCTCGCTAATTATTTTTGCGTTTGAGTAATTTTTTGATTCAGATCTAATAGCCTCATCCAATGCAAGCTGGAAACGCTCTTCAAATCTCGATGGATCTTCGCGGGTAAGCAAGCATGCCTCAACCAGTGCGCCATACAAGTAAATCTGAGGATAATTCGTCAATATGTCATTGGTTGATGTGCTCGCAATGTCATAATGTTTTTTATATTTAAGTGTGTATGTGTAAGCGATATCAGGCGGATAGTTGAATTCAATTGATGCGCCGTTGATTGTGTATTGTGTCGGGTAAGATTCACTTGTTGATGTGATCAAATCTTGGGGCGTAACATACAGAACCTCTCGCCTGGGGTCATAATATGTACACCATAGCTGCAATGGCCTAATGTAGCCAGTCGGCAGCGTTATGTATCGACTAGATGGAGTGGCCGTGAGCGATGCGTCAACCTCGCCAACACGCGAATCCAGCAGCGAATTGATACGCTTCTCAGCCATTGTAATGAAATCAACAATCTGATCTACATCACGATGCAGCCATGAAGCAACAGCAGTCTGCAATTCTGCGTATGTGGTTATTGCCATTTTTTAGGCCGTCCACGTGTTTTTGCTATCACAGTTCTATCTTCAACTTGTTCTACTGTACTTACTGGAGGCTTATCGTCGCCTAGCGTCTCAGAAACATACCCGCCAGACTCTAGCAGCCGTTTCTTTTCTTGATCGTCAGTAACAAGCAAATAGCCGTGTTTAGGGTGGAATATTCTTATCATCTCTAAAACCCCGCCGAAGCGGGGTCTATTAGTTTATTACGATGTTGCGAAAGGAGTTGCGGGGGTAGCAGTTCCGCAGAAAATGTTTCCTTCTACAAGCCATTGCGTCCCGTCATAAACCAACGTATAACGGTCACCAATCACACCGCCGGTAGTAGATCCATTTGACGAAATAGCAACGTGCGTAGATCCATCAGCGGAAAAACCGTCTATTTCAGTTGCGTCGGTCGTGTAACCAAACATAGTGCCCAAAATAAACTTGCTTCCAGATGTGATAACCTTTGCAGCGTTTGACGTAATTGTGACAGTTGTAACAAACTCGAACCAGCAACCTTCTTTAGGGGAAGCTGGAAGAGTGTAAACAACACCTGAAGCTCTATCAAACTTGCACAAAGCACCTGATTCCTCATTCAACAATGTACGTGTAGCGCCAACGCTTTGAATGATTTCACGATGAACACCTGTAGCAATACAACCATCTGGTGTATCAGCATTCAGCCGTTCTAAATCACTAGATATAGCCATTATTTAACCTCCTTAGTTAGCAGAACCGATCATGCGGCAAGCCCATTCAGGTCTTAACGCAGCGTGGCCATGTAAAAGATCAATCCTACATAACAAAGCGTTATCCTTGATCTGTGATTGCATCCACACCCGCAAACTTAAGCCATCCATTGTTTGCCGTACGCAACGGTCTGCGCTGTCAACAATTGGCAAGTCAGCAGTTACGAACTGGAACGCCTCTTTGTGGTACATGATCGGCTGAACGTAGCTTGTTGATGCAGAACCAACAAACACGATATCAGCATTATCAGCAGGAATACCAGATACATTCTGACGCGGATCAGTTGTGTCATAGTAAATTGGAGGGCTGAAAGTAATGCTGGTTGTGGTTGCAGATGTAACAACAAACTGTTTCAAGTGTGAATACGCTTGTTTTGTTTCTGGATGAACGTCATAAACCTTAGTTTCGCCAGAACCGGAGCCAATCGTAAACACTGCTCCGACTTCAGGAGCAGCAGAGAATCCGTCAACCGTGATAGTTGTCATGCCATTGCTGATTGTTCCACCGTTGATCTCGCCAGCAACATCAGCACCGTTTGCCAGAGTCCATACGCGCTCATTTTCGTAGTAATCAGCCATCGAAGTACGCGCCAAGAAACCCTCGGTGAACGCATCTTTGATCTGATTAGCTGGCTGAAAATAAGACGGTACGCCTCCAGTTAACGATGCCATCGTTACCGAATCCATTTGCACCATACGGTCTGACTTGGGGGCTAATTGCTGATTAAGCTTCGCCCTTGCAAGGTTTGGAGTTGTTAACGTATTAATAGGACTGCCAGCAGTACCAGCAACTTGATAGGTTGCTTTTGCGTAGTAGGCCATTGCGTTATATTCAACAATGCTCACCAGCGCTGACATTGCAGGGCGGATGTAACGTTTACTGAATGCCGCCACCTGGTCAGGATTTTCAGTATCTAATGTCAAATCCACATGATCAAAGCGCATATCAACACCTTCCAGTGTTGCCAGTGTGATATTTTGCGTTGCTTCGGTGATGTCATTAACTTCCATTGCGTTGCCTGTGCGAGTTTTGAACTTATTAGGACTGCGAACTCGCAAAGTATCGCCAATTTTTGCACCTGATCGTGCGAATTGGTCGTCATATTGACGGTCAACGGTGCTAATCAGTGCCGATTGCTCATGAGCCTCAGCAAGAGCCTCTTTTGCAACCATATCAATAAACTTGAATGTATTTGCCACTTTAATTCCCTCCAGCGTCTCACGACGTTAAGAAGTGACTCAGCGCCTCACGACGTTAGAGCCTGTTAATTATTTTGCCCTTCCCTGGCTTCTCCATTTCCTGTACTCAGCAGCGGACATCTCAGCGGGTGATTTTTTGACCACTCCGCCCTTGGCTGATACTGTTGGAACTGGTTTAGCTTGAGTAACGACTCTGGGCTTTTCAGTATTTTTCTGGATGATCTGTTGACCAATGAATGCATCGTGCAGCAATTTAGCAACTTTAGGGTCTTGCTTGTAGTTACGCACATACTCAGCAGGGAAACCGTATCGCTTCACAGCGAAATCCTGCATCTTACTATCAAGGTCAGGCGACCAATCCTTGATTACTCTTCTTATCTCGCGCTCCGCTTCTTCGATTTGCTTGGCTTCTGAGAGCTGCGCCTCGAGTCGTTTGGCTTGATACTTTTGAGTCAATCCATTACTTAATTCATCGCGCTTTGATTTAAGCGCATCACGCTGCAGGCTTAATTTCTGCGCCAGTTGAGGATCGCTGTCAACTAAAGCATTCCAGTCAACTTGATCGAACTCAGCCAGCCGCTCATTTAAAGCCATTACTTGCGTGTATTCTTTTAAATTTTCTTGTTGAAATTGAGCTTGTGATTCCAGCTCTCTTCGCTGTTCTGCCAATGTTTGCGTCTTGACCGTGTAGTCCTTCTGCATCCCCTTGACAGCTTCCGCAATCTCTTTTGGCAACTTGTAAGATTGTGAGTTAAACTCAATTTCCTCGCTATCATCCTCAATCTCCGCTTGGACATCATCTAATGTCTGCTCAATATCAGAATCATCGGTTTCGATTGATTCGACTTCTTGATCATCTATTCCTAGATCATCTTGATTGGTCTCTTCCATCTAATTTACTCCTTGTTGTTGTAAACTTATTCCTGGTTGTTGTAAACTTATTCCTGGTTGTTGTAAACTTATATCGGGCGTTTGCATAACTTGCTGTAACGTTTGCATCACAAGAGCTTGCACCTGTTCCGGTTGCATTCCTGCTTGTGTTGCCTTTAATCTGTTAGTTTCAGCGTTATAAGCATCAATCTCTATTTTCTTCATCTCAAGCATTTTGTCTTGCTTCAGTTGCTCGAATTGCGCCTGCAACTGAGATATTGCCGCTTGCGCTTGTTGCTGAACCATTTGCAATTGTTGCTGCAATACCATTGCTTCCTGGTTTTGCTGCAATTGTGGCGGGAGCATTGCTTTCATACGTTTGGCCAATTCATCAGCACCGGGCCAATCCAAGTTCTCAGCAAGCAAATCACCGGCGATCTGCATCAATTGCGGGTAAGCTCTAACCATTTCAGTCATTTGATACGCTGCTTCTTGCCGCTTGGTTGCAAAGCTTGGCCCCGCATCTACCGTAACGTCGTATTTACCCAAAGATAAATCATAAATGCGATTGGTATTAAATCCTTCGCCTTCAAACTCAGATTGCGTAACCTGCTCAAGCTTTCCTAGCTGAACGTTTGTTGGTTCTTTATTATCCACGCCCAATACCCGGATAATCCGCTCGCCTGTATAAACTTTTGGAATAAGATCGACAACAATACGCCCAAGATGCCGAATAGCACGTGATAAGTTATCAATAAAGTGGAATGTGCTAGTATCACCCTCAGTTTGCCGCGCAATGATCGCTCGACCTGATTGCTCATTACCTTGTGCTCCAAGCGATGCATCAAACATCCCCATTGTTGCCTTGATATCATCATTGGAGTTCAATGCTTCTTGCATAGCACCAGCAGGAATACCAGCAAACGGCTCCCGGGTTGGCCTTTGTGATCCTTTCTTATGCTCGAGATAAGCATATTTGACACGGTTGGCCGTTGCCCACTTATGAGGATCGGCAAGTGTGCCTTCTTCAACTATGTATGGAGACTTGCTTTGATCGCTCACTGATTCAGTAGACGTGGTGCGCCAGAAATTGTAGTTTCTTTGCGCGTCCTTGGAGTTTGATATTGCACTGCGATAGTATTTCTTGCCTTCTACAATAACTTCATCACCTAACACCGGAACGATAGGAATGTACTTACCAGCCCACTCGTTTTCTTCTAGCACTTCAGCGCCGGTCATGATCTTCTGCGTTACTTTGTAGCTTTTAGTTGTGCGCTGATCGACCTTTTCTATACCTTGGATTTGATAAGCACCATACACCTCAGGTTTGTTGTAGATTTCCTCATCAATTACAGTGCCGTCACTCAACAGGCAGATTGCCCGGTCGAATTCTTCGCGCTCCCAGTATTCAGCAATCCAAACGCCATCGTCATTGATCGCATCGAAGTCTTTGTTATAGTAATCTGTATGCCAATTGGTTTTCTTAGCCTTCGGATATTTGGCCTTAAAGTCATCAATTGGCAATCTATCAACAATCCAACATTTCATCCAGTCCGAACCATCGGCCGAAACCGAGTCAGGGTCAGGCGTTACAGATAATTGATTGTGTATGCGCTCGATAACGATATCTTTATCAAAAGTATCATCATGAGCATATTGAATGTTTACACGGAAATAGCCGAAGCCACCAGCCACTGCTTGCAATATTGCTGTATCATAAGCAATATCAGCGTTCGATGAAACTTCTATGTTGCGGATGAGACCAGCATATATCTCTGCGGTTTCAGGATCGCTATCACTATCGACAGGACGAACAACGATAGCTGGCTTATTCTGACGCGAATCATTAACAATCTGACGAACAAACGCGGCCAAACGGTTATAAGTCATGCATGGGCGGCCATCCTTTTTCCGGGCGGCCTTGTCGTTTCCATCCCATTGATCACCTAGAAGCGAAAAGCGCACATCGTCCAAAGCGGATTCCTTGTTGTGTCGGAATACCTCTTCAGCACGTTTGTACTCTTCGATGCAGCTTATTACTTCTGTGTCCAACAGCGCCTCCCGGCGTTAGTTGTTTATATTATGAGCTTATACAGTAATTTTTTTGTGTTGTCAAGTGTTTTAACCCATCCAACCATGATTAATTGGAATGTAACAATTATCCTCATCAGGCTTAACTTTCGCTATATCAAGGCCGCTGACAATAAGATATCTGGTTGCATCCATCAAGTGGTCATCTTTCTTGACAATTGCGCCTTTTTCGTCTCTTCTGTATAACCTGAACTCGCTGCGCCAATTTGACAAGCTTGAAAATACTTTAAGCTTACCGCCTGACAGCCGCATCCAAACATCATACAATCCTGACTCTACAGCATTGACGGCTGTGGTTAAATCTAATCCTAAGTCCTGATACTGCTCAAGCAATTGAGCTCCATCTTTTTGGCCTCTACCACGTGCGGCTGGATCAATAACGCCCGGAATCCATTCTCCTCTGCTTTTAATTGAATGCGCGTGAATCACCGGTTCCGCTTGGCCTCGATAATGCTCTGAGTACAGATAGACTATTTTAGTTTCTGGGTCTTTTGCGCCCCATATTGCTGCAGTTCGATTCCACCCAACGTCTAGCGCATAACTTCTTGGCCAATGATCAGGTATTGAGAAGTCTGGAACAACAATATCAGATTCAGGAACAGGATAAATTGCACCAGCTCCAAGCTGTGGAACACCTTTCGATCTTGCATCACGCTGAAATGGCGGGATCGAGTCCCATAATTCCTTTTTAACCGCATCATCAAGGTGAGGCACATCATCCCAAGTTGCCATTACGACGAACTTTGAGCTATCCGCGAGATTCTCGACTAACTCACCACCTGGGAGAAACGCCAAAACCACTTCAGACATGCCGCGCAACGGCGTAAACGTTAGCATTAACATACCGTTGTTAGTCATTGTACGAAGCAAGCACTCAGTATAAATGTCTTCTGGAGGCTCTTCATCAAGCAGGATAATGTCTTGTTCTGTGCCCTGAAACGATTCTCTGCGTTGATCGTATGACTTTAGAACTAGCGCAGAAACACCGCCCGTTTTGTGCTTGACATAAATCGTCTCAACACTATCAGCGACAGATCCACCTCCACGAGCAACCCTGCTTATGTCATCCCCAGGAATTAATCCGGTTCCCCATTGACCTGGAGAACCAAGCAATTTGTCTTGTAAAATCTCTCTGACAGTTTGCTTTGTATCGCCAGCAGCCCACGCCTTAACGGCTCTGTTAAATCTTCTGCCAATCCACCAGTCAGGATAATCACCAGTCAAATGTAGCGTTAACTCATAAAGACCAACGCCCTCAGTTTTTCCTACGCGATTCGCTGCAAGCATCAACCTTTGCCGACACGTTGAGCCAGCAGCAAAAAAAGACATGTGCTTAGGATAAGCATCACGTCTTAACTTACCGGTTTCCGGGTAATATCTTTTGATCTTTTGCCGCTGAAGCCGTCTAGCTATTTCTCCAGATATCTCAACCTGTTGACGTAATACTTCAGTTAAATCCATTTATTGCTGATTGTTTACAACAAAAGAAGCTATAATCGCTTGATTAGCTTCCAATTGAGCTTGTAATTCTTCGATTGAAGCATTTTTAATATGTGCATTGATGTCCGCTTCGATTTTCAAATCTTTAGGAATGATTTTCCCAACCAGACCCATAAACGCCACAGGGTTTTCTTTTGCTTGCCTCAACAAATATTCGCGTCCACCGGCATCTTCAAGCGCCCCCTCAATCATCTCCTTGACCTGAAGAGTTAGCTTATTTTTGTTGCCCTTGCCGCGCCCCTTGCCAGCATTCGGCGGAATCACTCTGTTATTAGCCATAGACAATATCAATTAATATTTTATTGCGGATCAATACCCAAAACAAACCCCATTACCACAATACATCTGGAAATTAGGTGTATAAATATACGATGGCGTATTATAATACATTCCTCCAGGAATTGCAACATCCGATGGAATTGTTTTAACTCTACGCATTAAATCCATCATTTTATCGTGCTCCGATGGAACCGTTTCGCAACCTGTTAATAATATTAGAGCCATTAATATAAGTGTTAGTTTCATGATTTTATCCCCCTAATCCCAGCAGCAACAACACTATAACACCGCTCAGCATCATGCATATTTGCCAAGCACCTGTCTCGTTCATATTTAGCATCATCTATATCCACTTCATAGAATTCCATGCACAGTTTGAAATTCTCCATAAATTGTTTGGGTGGTTTTTTAACCGGGCGACAAGCCCGGTTGTGGTTGTAGTTATTAGACATCCCTTATGTAACCCATTTCCCGCAAATTATATATTTTGCTACCAGAAATCAGAGATTTGTCAGGGTATTCGCCAACTACGTAGAAATCATCCGATCCACTCAAATCAGATCCGCTAACGGCACAATAAGCTCCTTTTGCTGCCACACCATCACCTTTTTTTATTTCTCTCCAGATTTCATTTCCTGGTTTGTTGCTAAAAGTAAATTGCATCATTTTCTTTCTCCCTGCCTGCTACCGGAGGCTTCGGTGGTTTGCAATATCGCTAACCATGGAAATCATTCTACACCAATTTTTGATATTGTCAATACTTTTTTACAAATAGTCAAATAGTAAATTAGTTTTTAAGATTACTATTTGTGATTCACCTTTATAATCATGAGTTTATTTGCAAATAGTCAAATAGTTGCCTCACGTATTAAAAAATAAAGCTTTTTCTGGACGTAAAAAAAGATATATTCTTTAAAATATATCTATATTTTAAATGTGACTATAGCTCTATATCTCTATATATATAAAAGAGTCTTAGACGGAAAAGTGCCTTAAGGGCTAAAGTTTATTTGACTATTTGCTACCTAACTCATTGTTTTCTCTTTTGTTTCGCAAATAGTAACTTACTTTTTGCTTTTACTATTTGACTAACTGCGAACCTTTTCAATGACTTACGTGTGTATTTTGTTTTGGCTGCGTTATGTACTTAATTCAAGGCCGATGGTATCACACTAAAAAATAAATTGCAACAGGTAAATATTAGAGGTAGTGTCTCAGTTTGAAATTTGCCCAGGTTGAACTTGCTTGCATCAATGCTATCATAGTGGCATGAGCAAACTACCTAAAAAAATGGATTTGAATCAACTGGCAAAGCGCATCGTTGATGAAGCTACAGGAGAAATTCAGCCTGAAGAAATCGACGAAAAGAAAAAAGCCGCCATTGAATCGGGGCGGCTTGGTGGTCTTAAAGGTGGCAAAGCTAGAGCGGAAAAACTAACGCCAGAAGAGCGATCAGAGATTGCAAAAAATGCTGCGCAAAAAAGATGGTCATGAATCCAAAAATAAATCCATTTGATGTTTATCGTATTTTGGATAAATCTTATTAGCAAACGCATAAAACTCTTTCCATTCTTTAAATCCTCTCATTAATGTTATTAATGAATATAGATGTTGTGCAAGCATGGGATGTCCGACATCTTCAGTTAACCATTGATGATGTTTCGCCTTCCTGTTCCCCTTTTCATTATTTGGATTAACTTTTCTTAATTCATCTAATACCTTTGGTCCAAGCCTTGAATATACCAAGTCATTAATATACTTACCTACAACCGAAGGGCTTTTACCTGGTCCGGTGTATGCCCATTTATGAAGCCTATGAATATGTTCAAAAAATTCATTTGGAAACATTTGGACCCAGGCGGCAATTTCTTTCCGTATTACTTTCTCAAGATATCCCTGCAGAGCATCCTTTTCTCTAATATATTGATACCCTGTCGCCTCGTCGATTAATCCAGCAATACCAACTTTAGCAAGACTTTTGATGATAATTTCTGCTTTATCAGCAAGATGTTCTTGGCTTGGTAACAATATCTTTTGTCCACTTATTCTCTCTTGTTTCCTTGCGTCAAGATACATGCTAATAATATCTACAATGTCATCACCTTCATAGCAGTGAGCTTTTTTCCCTCCTATATCCAGCAAAATAGATGCTTGGTCCAACGATATGTCTTTGAATTTTTCCGGTACAAATGGCTGCAGATTAATTGCCTTAAGGTATCGGTCCAACCCTCCTTTTTTATTGCCAGTGATAAGCCCAACAACTTCACGTTGCACAATAACTCTTTTCACTTCCCCATCTATTTCTATAACAGCACAAGGTATTTCGTTATCTAGTATTTTTAAAATCCCTATATAAGAAGGACTTGGGATCTTATTTTCTTTGGTCCAACGAGAATTGGCCGCTCTTTTTGCAATATCTGAGCGCTGTTCTTTTGTAAGTGAGTTTTTCCTAGCTATCCCACCTTTTGATTGTTTGGTTTCATTATTCATATCTTTTCCTTAGCAAGCATGATCTCAAGAAGTTTATATGCTTACTAAAAAACAAGCAAGCATTTTTTATTTGATGCTTGCTAAGATATGATTTTCGTGTATAATTCATAATGAACTAAATGCTTGAGGATAAAAAAATGAATAAACTATCAATTGAAAAACGCGCAATGATCTTAACGCTACTGGTTGAAGGTAGCTCAATGCGCTCAACCTCTCGCATTGCTGATGTTTCGATTAATACCGTTACAAAGTTATTGATTGATGTGGGCACGGTATGCGCTGAGTATCAAAACGAGCATTTAGTTAATATCAAAAGTAAGCGCGTTCAATGTGATGAGATTTGGTCATTTTGCTACGCTAAAGAAAAGAACGTTGCGCCAGCAGATAAAGGCATTCTTGGTTATGGCGACGTTTATACGTGGACAGCAATAGATGCGGATACCAAGCTGGCTATTTCTTGGTTGGTTGGACGCCGTGATTATGAATATGCAGAAGCATTCATCGGTGATCTAGCAAGCCGCCTGAGCGACAGAATCCAATTAACCACTGATGGCTATGGATGCTATATAAACACAGTAGAGCAATTCTTCGGCGGCATGGTTGATTATGCGATGCTGGTTAAAATCTATGGCGAAGAGCAAAAGGGCGATAAACGCTACAGTCCAGCATCATTTGTTAGCGCAGAAAAGCGCGTAATGGCTGGCAATCCGGACATTGATCACGTATCCACAAGCTACGTTGAAAGAAACAACCTAACCATGCGCATGGGAATGCGTAGATTTACCAGATTAACCAACGGATTCAGCAAAAAGATTGAGAATCTTGCTCATGCAGTAGCATTGCACTTTATGCACTATAACTTTGTGCGCATTCACAAAACATTGAAAACAACGCCAGCAATGGCGGCAGGTGTTTCAAATACTCTTTGGTCTATGAATGATATTGTTGCTTTGATTGATGCTAAGGAAGCGATGAAAGATAGAAAGAGGGGTAAATATAAAGCAAAAAGTAATATATATAAAATTCCTGGCAATTAGTTATTTTAAAAACACATATTAAATTTTTTTAAAACTATTCCGTTGTTCTTTACTCTAAAAAGCGTTAGAATCTGACGGTCAGAAATAATTGGGTCATCATGAATAATAAGATTGCAACCCTTGATTTATCGCCGGTCAAAGCAAGACAAATAGTAGCTGAAATAGCAGAAGATAGTTCCAGGATATTCTTTTCTGATCATGCTGAAGAAAAAGCAGCAAAAAGAAGAATAACAAGAACACAGATATTAAAATGTCTAAGGTATGGTCATTTAACAGAAAATCCATACAGAGATATTTATGGAGACTGGAGAGTAACGCTAGAAACGGTTTCCGCTGGAGACCCAATTACCGCTGTTGCCGCTATAAAAAAGAATAAAAAAGGAGAGATTATTTTAATAATAACTGCATACTAAAAAAGTAAACGAGGAGAGAAAAATGGAAATGTTACATTATATTAGCTGCGGGCTAGACAATATCTGGCTCGTGAATGGGTACGAAGTAATAGAAACACCATACGGAAAAGCTACCGCGATTCATAATATTGAAGGCTTGCACAAGGCAATAGGACTTTTTTTAGTAAACAACAAACCACAATTGGACGGCTCTGAAGTAAGATTTCTAAGAAAAGAACTTGATCTTTCTCAAGTTAATCTTGCTGATCTGCTTGGTGTAAGTGAATCTTCAATTCGCTCATGGGAACATAATAGAGCTAAAGTATCTATCCCTGCTGAAAAAATGATTAGATTGCTATA